TTATCAAAAACTTTAACAATATCTTTGACGACAATAGTGTCGCCGTTTTTGCCAACTCGCAAGTCATAAACAGAGTTCATTGTTTTTCGCGGGTGCTTGACAAGAATACCCTCAGTGTGCTTTGCAGGAATTTCAATTAAGTTAGATAACCCGCCCATAACTTCGTAAGGTTTGCCGTCGAGCATACCCACTAAAATGATCCACTTCTCTCCCTGAATAGTTGTGTGGTGGATACTACAAGGCAACTCAGAGGGGCGTTTTACTGCCTCATTTTCAGGGAAAGATTCGGCATCTTCATCGGTATTTGTAACAAGCACCCCTGTGCGTGAACCATCAACATAAACTGTGATCCCTTTCAAACCAAGTTTCCAGCCTAACTGATAGAGACGCGATACAACCTCTGGATCAGTCCCTTTTGGTAGATTAATAGTCGAACTAATCGAATGGTCAATGTGTTTTTGAATTGCTGCCTGAATACGGACTCGATTTTCCCAGTCAATCGCATCAGATTCAGTGAAAAAATCAGGAACTTCTTCGGTATCATGTGCTTCGAGATATTCACGAACATTGTGGTGAAAGACTTCGTACTCAACCCAGCGGTCTCCTAAATCATCGACAAAATCTGCTTTTACATCGGCATCATTGTGAGATAACTTACGGCGGCGCGTATAGGAGTTACGAAAAACTGGCTCGATGCCCGAAGATGTTTGTGACATGATAGAGACTGAGCCTGTTGGAGCATTTGTTAAAATAGAAATGTTTCTTCTACCAAATTCAGCAATAAGATCACGCAATTTCTTGGGGAGCGATTTGATGTATGCGTTGTCTTTTTCCTTTTCCCAATTAAAGACCGCAAAAGCACCACGTTCTTGGGCAAGATTTACCGATTCGGTGTAGGCAGACACTTTTAGTGTTTTATAAATTTTATCAATGACCTCGATACCCTCTTCGGAGTCATATGCGAGTGAAAGGCAGGCGAGGGCGTCTGCCAAGCCGTGAGTCCCAAGCCCGGTGCGACGACCATTTACACAGGCAGTCTTCAAGTTTTCCCAGAGTTCCTTTTCATCGTCTGTGTCACACGCTTTGATAATACTATCCAGCTTTTCAATTTCAAGTTCCACAAGATCATCGGAGAGTCGCATAGCATATGCTGCAACCTTAGAAAAGTGCTTATAATCAAAAGATGCTTTTTCTGTAAACGGGTTTTTAACGAAGTTTTTAAGATTAACAGAAATGAGGCGACAGGAGTCAAAAGCTGAGAGAGGGATTTCTCCGCACGGATTGGTGCATATCGTTTTAAAACCAACATCGGCATATGCCTCAGCAGGGAGATATTTTTCAATATTACCCCACATTAAAAGCCCAGGTTCTGCCGTCTTAGTAGCTGATTCTACGATTTGCTGCCAGAGGGCGGCGGCATCGACTTCTCTTGTGTATTTTGGGTTCTCTGAGTTAACAGGAAACCGAAGAGTAAATGATCCATTGCTTTCTACTGCCTCCATAAAATCATCACTTATTTTCACAGACACGTTTGCGCCTGTGACTTTGGTGAGATCATGCTTCATTGTGACAAATTTTTCAATATCGGGATGACGCACATCCATTGATATCATTAATGCCCCTCGGCGTCCGTTTTGCCCAATCATACGACAAACATATGAATACAAATCAGCAAAAGACCAAGCACCCGTGGTGGTGCCTGCGGAATTGTTAACGGGAGTGC